CCTTTAGACCGTGAAGGTTTAAAACGGTGCCGTAGTATTGCATCTCGACAAGAAGAGAAGATGAGATTAGATTATGAATTAGTTAGAGTCCTTAAGTGTGCAGAACTGCAACAGAAAGGATTTATGCTACTTCCTGGTTCTAATATTGGTCATATGTGTAGTGATGTTATACCTATAAAAACTTGGGAGAAAGCTAAAGCTAAAGTATTGAAATGTAAGACTCCACCTAAACCATGGTATAAGCCATGGAGTAAACCTAAAGAAACATGTAGCATGAGTTCATTTACAGATAAGAATAAAAACGGCAAACCGTCTTTAGATGGTCCTAATGACTTAACCCCTAAAGTAAAGACTTCTTTTATTATACAAAAAGAAGCAGCAGAAGCAGCTAAAGCTTCTGAATCAAAAGAATAAACCTAATCCACAAATACAATGATCCTAATTATCAAGCCCATCCTTTTCGCCTTCTTGAAGTCAGATTCAGTAAAGAAGCTAGTAGTAGACCTACTTGAAGCTTACGTTGCTAGAACTGATAACAAATTAGATGATCAGGCATTGGAAATTGTTAAAAAGAAACTATTAACCTAATGGCTAAAGCCAAAGAAGAGAAGTTTAATGAACTTCATAACCTCGTCACTGAAGAATTCCTTAAGAGGGTTCGTAGTGGCGAGGCTACTACCCAAGATTTAAAAGCAGCGTGTGACTGGTTAAAAACTAATGATATCACTGGTATTGCCTACGATGGTACACCTTTAGAGAAGTTAGCTTCAATCATACCTAAAGTAGACCCTGAACTCGTACAACAAAGACTCTATGGCAGAACTAGGTAAGACAGCTCGGCATTATAAGAAGAATGCTTCTTCGAGAGCTAAACACGTAAAAGATAATAGTCCTGGCGGTAAGTATGCTCACACTAATGCATACAAGAAAGCCCACGGTGAAGCTAGGTCTAGATTAAAGATTAGAAAAGGTTCCTCTATGGATGCGTCTAAACAACCAGACGGTTCGTATAAAGCAGAAAGCCGGAAGGCTAATAGAGGAAGAGGAGGAGCGAAGAGGAAGTAAGTATGGAACTAGATGAACAGGGTAATCCTATTATACCTGAAGATTTAAGAAATAAACCTCGAACTGAATGGACTCCTGAAGACTGGGATAGATCAGGTGGATCTGGTAGAGCAGGTAGAGCTATAGAAGGAGATGTTGTTACAGCTGGATTAGCATACGGTGCATCAAAAGCAATTACACCGATAGCAAAAATACTCGGACCAGCAGGTATAATAGATGCTGGTATAAATATAGCTACAGGTGAATCAGATACTGCATTTGAAAAGAAACTGGAGGCGTTTAAACCAGCTAAAGTAGCTGCTAAAAGTACTAGACTGATTTATGATAATATACTTAAAGATGTTTTTGATCATCGTATATTAGATAGACCTAGCTCTATTACAAGATTCTCTACACTTCAGAAACATAAGCATAATAAAGATATTCTAGATCAATATGTTTGGCATAAAGCTGAACATGGACCATTTAAAAAATGGGAAGATCAAGGTATACCTAAAACTGAAGTAAGTGAGGGCGTTACAGAGTCAGCTAGAAATATATACAATAGAAAAATCAACCCAGACCAAATGAAACTCTTTGGTCTTCCAACTGATCCAGAAGGTATAGAAGCTTTTAGAATATTTTCAGATAATGTAGCTAGGAAATCTGGGTATCAAAGCATGTCTGATTTTAGAAAGAATGTTCTAAATAAATGGCCTTCAAAAGACCAAGATCAACTATTTAGACAACTATGGGAAGGTCAAGGTGAAGGCTATATAGAACATTTGACTGCTAAAGGTAGTCATATGGATTGGTATTGGAACATGAAAGGTAAAGATAGAAATGCTGTTAATAATGTTAGAATATTATTCAATGATAATCTAAAAAACTTAAAAGATACAGTTGAAAAAATTGTATATGGTACACCACAAAATCCAGGTTTAGGTTGGCAAGGTAAAGATTTAAAAAATCGTCTAATAGTGTCTTTTGAAGATCCTATGAAGAAAGTAAAGAAAGATTATCTTAAACAAAACCCTGGAGATATAATTATTAAGCGAGCTGGTAATGATCAAATTATTGGTAACTTAGGTCAGTATCTTGATACATTGTATCCACAAGATCCTCTATTAAAAAAAGTATTTGAAGATGGCGTTAAGAAATTAGGACTTACACCTACTCAATTTAGAAAACAAGTATTATCAGAACGTATTGGTATTATCATTGAAAACTCTGATACATTACCTAAGAATGCTACAAAGCGTAAAAGGTATATAAAACAGTTTATTGATGATGATATGTCTGATTTGGTAGCACAGTATCCTTTTTTAAGTCCTAGAAAATCTATAACAGAAGCAATGGATGCTCCTGGTTCTGGTGTAACAGAAGCTGATTACGATTTACGTGGTCAAGGTAAGAATCCTATACCACCTTTAGGTGATCCTAAATTTACTAAAGGAGGACCATTTCCTTCTAAAACTGAAATGATGAATATAGAAAAAGCTAAACGTAAAGGCTATGTACAAGGCGATTTAATGAATTTCTTACAAAATTTATTTCCAGATGAATAACGTATTACTAGCTTTAAAAGACGACTTTAAGCTGTTCCTACAAGCTCTGTGGGAACAACTAGACCTTCCATC